CCAACTATAGGTTAATAAAATTTTTAACAGTTTAACAAAATATATAAAAGAGACTGTTGACTCTGTTAAGTATATCTTGCAGGGTCTTTCAGTTACCTTTGAACATATGGGTAGACGGCCAATAACAGTTCAATATCCTTATGAAAAACTAATACCATCTACTCAATACAGAGGAAGAATTCATTACGAATTTGATAAATGTATTGCATGTGAGGTTTGTGTAAGGGTATGTCCTATAAATTTACCTGTTGTCGATTGGGTAATGAATAAGGAAACTAAGAAGAAAGAACTTAGAAATTATTCTATTGACTTTGGAGCATGTATATTTTGTGGTAACTGTGTTGAATATTGTCCAACTAATTGTCTTTCAATGACTGAAGAATATGAATTATCTGCATTTGATAGGCATAGTTTAAATTATGACAATGTTGCATTAGGTCGTCTACCTACAAACGTTACACTTGATCCTAGTGTAAAAGCATTAAGAGAACTTGCTTACCTTCCTAAAGGTGAAATGGATCCACATTAACCACGTCCGTTCATCCATTTTTCATGGACGCATGAAACCTAAGCATGGAACGGGGCTTAGGTACTATGAGGTATTCACTATGTCTCCAGTAGAATTGCAAGCTCGCATTGACGAGAAAAAGCAACACGAAAGAGAAGAGAAACTCAAGTATCGTGGTGTAACTTATTATAAAAAAACACACACTAAATAATTTAATGAAAAAACTTGCACTTGTCCTAGCGACCACTCTCGCTTCTACACCTGCATTCGCTGGTCCTTATGTTAACGTAGAAACCAACGCTTCTTATACTGGTTCTGATTACACATCAAGAGCTACAGACCTTCACGTAGGTTATGAGAACACATTAGGTTCTTTTGACTGGTATGCACAAGGTGGTAAAACAATCAATGCTGCAGATGGTGTTGATTCTGATTCAGCTTGGTCTGGTAAAGTTGGTGGCTCTGTAGCTGCTACTGAAAAGCTTGGTCTTTATGGAGAACTAGCTTTCTCTAATGTATTTGATGAAGATACAGATAATACATGGGGAACAAAACTTGGTGCTAAATGGTCATTTTAATGGCACACCAAACAACTGATAACAAAGCATTTGTAACTAGTTTTTCACCTCAACCTGAAAAGGTAGATACTATGCCAAGTGAACAACAGCCTCCAGGAGTTGATGAAAATCAAGAGTATGAATCGCTTGAAGAAGCTCTTACAGGGAATCAATGAATTATGGTTAGGGGTCTTCGGACTCCTAACTATTCTTATATTTATCGAGGTAGTACATACTCGGTATCATCATAAAGCTGCACCTCATTGTGCAAGGATAGAGACACCTCAGAGTCGGATCTCTATCTAATTGGCTTTTGGCCCGGTACGCCGGATACCCTCTAGCCGTCTAGACGGTGGGATAGACCACAAAAAAAAATTCAAACGTTTGAAGAAAGTTAATACAAACATTTATTTTTAAAGAACAATGGCTCAACAGTCTACCGCACATCAAGCGTCGGTAACTATGCCCGGTGCTTCCAATAGCACTGGTGATAGAAGAGCCCTTTACTTGAAGCTGTTTAGTGGAGAGATGTTTAAAGGGTTTGAATATAATGCAATAGCCAGAGATCTTGTTATGAAGAGGACCCTAAAGAATGGGAAATCTTTACAGTTCATCTACACAGGACACACAAAAGCTGAGTTTCATACTCCAGGAAATTCTATCTTGGGTAACTCAGACGGTGCTCCTCCTGTAGCTGAGAAGACAATTACTGTTGATGATCTATTAATCAGTTCAGCATTTGTCTATGAGCTAGACGAGACTCTTGCACATTATGAATTAAGAGGAGAAATATCTAAGAAGATTGGATATGCACTTGCTCAAAAATATGATAGACTAATCTTCCGTGCCATATCTCGTGGTGCAAGAAAAGCTAGTCCAATTACTAAGGCTAACTTTGTAGAACCAGGTGGTACTCAAATTCGTGTTGGTACTACAGCTGATGCTAACGATGCATACAGTGCAACTGGTTTGGTAAACGCATTCTATGATGCTGCAGCCGCACTAGATGAGAAGGGTGTTAGTTCTGAAGGTCGTGTAGGTGTACTTAACCCACGTCAGTACTACGAACTCATCCAACAAGTAGGTGAAAACGGTCTAGTTAACAGAGACGAGCAAGGTACATCCCGTCAAAAGGGTAATGGAATTGTAGAAATCGCTGGTATCAAGGTGTTCAAATCTATGAACATACCATTCTTAGGTAGATATGGTACTGCTTATAAGCCTTCATCTGGTAACAACGATGCTTTACATACTAACGTAGAAGATCCTGGTAACACAGGTAGTTTTGTAGCTGAAGAAGTTGAAGATGCACGTAACTCTGTTACTGGTATCAACAACGAATACGGTCAGAAATCTAACTACGATAATTCTTGCGGTCTTATCTTCCAAAGAGAAGCTGCTGGAGTTGTAGAAGCAATCGGTCCTCAAGTCCAAATTACATCAGGTGATGTTTCCGTGATTTATCAGGGTGACGTTATTCTTGGTAGATTGGCTATGGGTGCTGACTATCTTAACCCAGCTGCTGCTGTTGAATTGTACGCTGGTACAGCAACTGCACCTGCTGCATTCTAATTTAATTAACAATTTAACCAACATATAGGGAGGCTTCGGTCTCCCTTTTTTTTTATTCACAAAACTTTATGGCTACCTCGACAATTGACACCGATACCGAACTATCCGCAGTGAACTCAATCTTGGGTAGCATAGGTCAATCTCCAGTAACAACTTTAAATTATGAAAACCCAGAAGTAGGTTATATTTATAATATTTTAACAGAAGTAAATAAAGATGTCCAAAATGAAGGTTGGCATTTTAACACTGAATACCATATAGCAACTCTACCTGATGCTAATAAGTATATAACTATACCTAATAATGCATTAAGATATGATATCCATGATGGATTAAAAGATAGATCTAGAGATGTTGTAATGAGAAATGGTAGGTTATATGATTTAGTAAACCACACCGATGAATTTGAAGAGACTCTCTATCTAGACTTAGTGACGCTATATGCGTTTGAAGATCTGCCTAATCCATTTCAACGTTACATAACTTACAGGGCTGCTGTAAGGGCTGCTACCCAGCTTGTATCGAATCCTCAGTTAGCTCAACTATTAAAAGAGGATGAGTTCAAAGCTAGAGCTGCATGTTTAGAATACGAATGTGACAAAGCAGATCCTTCTTATTTCGGGAATCCGCATGATAGTACCTATACGGCTTACCAACCATATAATGCACTGAGACGCTAATGGCTAGTATTACACAAACAATACCTAATTATAGTGGAGGTATATCACAACAACCTGATGAAACAAAATTTCCAGGACAAGTTGTGAAAGCAAAGAATGTATATCCTGATCTAGTTCAGGGTTTAATGAAACGTCCTGGAGGTAAATTTATTGCATCTCTTAGTGATGGTAGTAAAAATTCTGCGACAAATGGAAGATGGTTTCATTACTATAGAGATGAAAATGAACAATACATAGGTCAGATATCAACAGCTGGCGTTATAAGAATGTGGACTTGTACTGATATTTATGATACAGGTGGTGTTAAACGACATAATGCTGGGGATGAAATGAATGTTCATTACCCTGCAGGTATATCTAGTGAATCTACAGTAGCTACATATTTAACTCATACTGATGATGAAGATCTACAAACATTAACATTAAATGATTTTACTTATGTAACTAATCGTACTAAAACTGTAGCTATGTCAGGGACTACAGAAACTGCTAGACCTGCTGAAGCTTATGTAGAATTAAAAAAAGTTGCATATGCTAATCAATACGCTCTTAATCTTTTTAATGATACTAGTACTACTACTGTTAGTACAGCAACTAGAATTAAAGTTGACTTAATAAAATCTAGTAATAATTATTGTAATAGTTCTGGAGGTATGGTATCTAGAACACAACGATTAATAGACTCAACTAGATGTGATAGTGATGCTGGTGATGGTAATGATGCTTGGTCTCCGAATGTAGCGACAAGGATTTTTTCTATTTCAGATGGTGCTAGTGTAATTGATTCACCAGCTATATCTGGATCCCATACTTATACTATTGATGTAAAAGATAGTGGTGGTTCATCCGTTAATAGAGGTGCTGACTTATATTTTAGGATTGCAACCATAGGACAATCAGTACCTTATACAACTGGTAGTGCTGGTAGCCAAACAACAGAATATCAAACTCGATATACTACTACATTTGATATGTTATATGGTGGTACAGGTTGGCAACAAGGTGATTACTTTCATGTATGGATGAGAGATGCTTATTATAAAGTAACTATAGAAGAAATTAGTACAGGTGCAGTTCAAGCTAATCTTGGATTAATAAGACCTACACCTACTTCCTTTGATACAAAAACAACTGTTACAGCTGAAAGTATTTTAAGTGATTTATATACAGACATAATTGCTACTAGTGAATTTACTTCATCTGAAGTACAGATTATAGGTAATGGTATTTATATTACTAATGGTTCAGCTTTTAACGTTACCTCCCCTACAAGTGAATTACTTAATGTTATAACTTCTGAATGTAATTCTATTGAAGATTTACCTACTCAATGTAAACATGGGTATGTAGTTTTAGTTAAAAATAGTTTAGCAACAGAAGATGATTATTATGTGAAATTCTTTGGAGAAAATGGTAAGGATGGTCCTGGAGTATGGGAAGAGTGTGCAGCTCCTGGACGTACTACAACATTTTCTTCTAGTACAATGCCTTTACAGATTAAACGTAATTTTGTAAGTAATGCTGTAAGGTTTGATGTAGATCATATTGATTGGGATCCTTGTCTTGTAGGTAACACTACTACTGTACCTGAACCTTCTTTTGTAGGGCAAACAATAAACAAGATGGTCTTCTTTAGAAATAGAATGGTAATACTCAGTGATGAGAATGTTATCATGTCACAACCTGGAGACTTTTTTAATTTCTGGCCTAGATCTGCTATTACATTTACTTCTACAGACGTTATAGATTTATCTTGTAGTTCTGAATATCCAGCTATAGTATATGATGCTATTCAAGTTAACTCTGGTTTAGTTATATTTACTAAGAATCAACAGTTTATGTTGACTACTGACTCAGATGTTTTAAGTCCACAAACTGCTAAAATAAATGCTTTATCAAATTATAACTTTAATCATAAAACTAATCCAATAAACTTAGGTACTACCATAGCTTTCCTTGATAATGCTGGTAAACATTCACGTTTATGGGAAGTTGCTAAAATTTTACGAGAGGGTGAACCTATTGTAATAGATCAAAGTAAAGTTGTCAGTAAATTATTTGATAAGGATTTAGAATTGGTATCTAACTCTAGAGAGAATGGTGTAATTTTCTTTAGTAAAAAGAATTCTAAAACTTTATATGGTTATAAATACTTTAATGCTAGTGATAAACGTTTACAACAAGCGTGGTTTACATGGGAATTAATGGGTGAATTACAACACCATGCAGTGTTAGATGATTCGTTATATGTAGTTGTTAGAAATGGTGGTAAGGATGTACTGCAAAAGTTTGCTTTAAAAGCTAAGAATGATGATGAGCATGAAATAACAGATAATATGAATACAGTATCTGATACTACAGATGATGTAACATATAGAATTCATTTAGATAATAGTTATGCTGTTGCTTCATCTTCTTTAACTTATGATGCTACTAATGATTGGACTAAATTTAATTTACCAACAGGGTTTAATAATACCTCAGGACAATTATCAGTATTTGTAGTACCAAGCTCTACTGATTTAACATTTCAAGGACGCTCAGAGAATGTATCAACATTTGTAGAAAGTGGAGTCACTAAAGTTAAACTACCAGGTAACTGGAAAACTTATGATCCTCAATATGTAGAAGATGGTAATACAAGTGATGATGTTACACCAGCTAATAATATAATACTTGGATATCAATTTGATATGGAAATACAATTCCCTACCATATATTATACACAACAATCTGGAAATCAATATACATCTTTATTAAATGGGTCTTTAATTATACATAGGGTTAAACTTAATTTAGGTATTAATGGTATGTATACGACTACTCTAGAAAGAATAGGTAAACCAGATTACACTGAAACATGGGAACCTACTTTAGCTAACCAATATGGAGCTAACAGAGTACAAGTAAATGAATCTCGAACCCAAGTTATACCTACTTATGAAAAAAATAAGAACTTAACTTTAACATTAAAATCCACACACCCTACACCCGCTACATTAAATTCAATGACATGGGAAGGGTCTTATTCAGATCAAAACTATCGTCTTGTCTAAAATTTTAATCCTCCCAATCACAATGGAGGCTGCCAAAGAGGTGGCCTCTAATCTATTACCAGCTGACCGAAGAGAGGTCGAAGAAGGTCATGGTCTAGATCCCACAGAAGCATTGGTTGATGCTGTTCAGAAACCCTCCTGCATATACTTCGTAATGCCTAACGGCAAGACTGCTGGTATGGCTGGAGTAGATCCAGGAGGACGAATCTGGATGTTATGCACACCCGTAATATATGATTACCCTCTATCTTTTGCTCGAGAAGCAAAGCGTTTTGTAGAACGTAGAGAAGAAAAACTGCTGTGGAACATTGTTGATAAACGCAATAAAGTCCATTTAAAACTACTTAAATTCCTTGGGTTCAAGTTTTTAAGAGAAATAAAATATGGACCTAATAACTTATCCTTTATAGAGTTTTGCCGTGTGTTTAGGAGATGAAGCAAGAGCCGCTAATGAAGCAGCTAGACGTAAGTACAAGTATCAACTTGAAAAACGTGAACGAGAATGGATGCAAACCCTTAGTTTAACTAGGGCTGAGCATGTACAACATGAAGAATTAGTTGATGCTAGTAACTTAGGATTAGCTAATGTATATACACAAATACAAGAACAACAAGGTCAGTTAATTGACCAGATGTTTGTTCAAAGTCAAGAAGATTGGAAGTCCTTTCTTGGGAATAGTAAATTTTCTGATATGAAAGCAGCTGGTAGATTAGGTAGATCTACTGAAAGAATAGGTGCTATTGAGTTAGGTCAATACCTTAAAAAAGGTAATGATATGGCTAATCAATTAACCAAAGCTAATCAACAATTAAGCAGACAAGGAGCTGAAGCTGCATCACAAACTCGTGCCCAACAAATGCAATCATTTACTAATGTAGCCTTCCAGAAATTCCCTGATATGGCACCGCCACAACCTGTTATGAGAAATGTAGGAAAAGCTATGTTTATGGATGCCTTGAAAATAGGAAGTGATATTGCCAGTATAGCTATGCCATTTGCTAACTAATTATGACATTAAAACAACCATTACAACCTACCCCTTGGGCTAATGCCTTAGAGAAAATCTATGCTAGGCAAACTAGACAAAACGAAAATGAGCTGGCACAAAAAATTGCAAATGAAGATGAAAAGCTTAAAGTACAACAAGAAGAATCTCCATTAAAAGTACTTGAAGGTTTAAAGAATTTTTCAACTTCAATAAACGCTCTTAGCAAAAGTCTTGACGCAGCAAAAACAAAGAAAGAAGAAGGAGTTTTACTAGCTAATCAGCTTAGATTTAGACGAGAAAATCCAAATCAAGATTTATTAAAAGAAGGAATTGAATTCAGACGAAATAAGAATAATCTTGAAACAGATAAAACAAATTTAGTTGAAAGAGTTAAAACTGCTATTGCTAAGAAGGAGATTTCAGAAGAAATAGGTCTAGCTATTATAAATAATCATGGTAGTGTAATTCTTGAAGCCGCTCAATTATTAGCATATGAAAGATTAGATAACTCTATCTATAATATAAATAAAAAATTAAATAGTGAAGGTAGTGGGGAGTTCCAAACAGAATTCGATAAGGCTAGACGAGATGGTACAGTAAAAGAATTTTATGAAAAATATCTCTATACTGATCTAGTTAATTTAAACTTACCTAAACCATTCTTTGAGCAAAAACTTGCTAAAAGAATAGATAAATATACCAGTACAAAAGGTGTATTATCTAGTATAAACTATAAAGAGACTTATGTTACTGCAAAAAGTATCGAATTTGATAAACATTTAACAACAGCACTTGAATCTCAGAACGCAGGTGAGGTATCAAGACTTATTTCAAACCAAATAGAAGAGGAAGGTAAGGATAACGTAGTATTAAGAATCACAAGATTAATAAAAGCTCGAGAAATGGGTGAAGCTGAATTGGAAGATATTTTAGCTAACCTTGCTAAACATAGAGGTGGAGTAGAACTTACACCGAAAATGAAAAAAGAAGACGAAGAAAAAGATATAAATGACCAGAAATATGCAAATTATGAAGTAGGTGATAAAGTTGGTAAATTAAGCTTACTATTTAATAAGGACGATAAAGAAAAAATAAAGCGAGCTTTTATTGATGTTGCTAAAGAAGATTTTGATAATTTAAAAAATACTATAGAAAATCAAATAATTTCAGCAAGAGTAAATCCTAACTTATCTACAACCGAAAAAGATAATCTCATATCTACAGCCGAGAATAACGGATTAAATGATAGTAATAGTGCTGTATTAAAATCATTTAGAGGTATCAGTACAACCGATAATCCACGAGATCGTGCTGCTGTAATACAAAGTTTTAGCTCTTATATAAACGGACTCAGTATGGGGAGCATGCATCATAGAAAGGATGAAATAACAAAAATAGGAGATTCTGCTTTAAACAAACAACTTAATGCTATCGTAGAAAAAGAAACGAATTATTTTAACGCAGTAGGTTTAGAAACAACCTTTAAGAATCAGAGGACGGTAATTAGAAAAGAGGCAGCTAGTTTTAATAAAAAGAAAACTTTAGCTATAGGTGAAACATTAGATAATAAAACTGAAGATATGATTAAATTTATGGCTAAGAGACGTAATTGGGAACATATAAATATACTTAATGCTAATCCTGATATGTCTGCAGACCAGGTATATACTCTTGCTGAAGCAAATTTTAATAAATGGAGAGAAGGTTTAGGTTGGAATAATGTAGGTGGCAATGGTATACTTGCACCTACTCGTGATGGTGAATTTAACAATTGGAAAACACATTCAACACTACAAGCACAGACTGCTTTTCGAGATCAAGTTATAGCAGCAGACCTTAAAAAAAATAATGATACTATTAATTCTAAAACTTTAAAACAATGGAGAGAAAAAGTTGTTACGGCTGAACAAAAACAAGGCTATCAACCTAACTTCAATGGACGAAATTGGAAGGAAAATCTACTTTTAACAGCAAATTCAGTAACAGATCCAGCTGATATTTTTCGTGCCCTTACAGATCCAAGAGGAATAACATATAGTAACGAAATTGCTGTTAAAGCCAGGTTTTTAGGTATTCATCCAGCTGAATTGTTATATCTCCAAGCAAATGCTTTAGTTAATAGTAACGATCCAGATATACAATCCATGATTAAAGATACTGGTTTAAAAGAAAAGTTACCTTTATTGAAAGCTGAAAAGGAAAAAGCTATTAATTTTAGAGATGCTATTGTAAAATCAGGTCATCAGGATCTTTTATATGTATGGGAACATATAGGTTTAGAAAATGCTTCCCCTGCTCAATTAAACCGTTTTATAAAGTATTTAGAAGGAGATAAGAACGCTTTACAACAATCAACTCGAGAAGAACAAATACCTAATGCAGCAGTACCAAATCAAGGTATTATTGAAGAAACTGCAAAATTAAATGAAGAAAGATTACAACGAATTTCTAATTTAAGTAATGCAGAAACCCTAAACAAAAGGAAAAATGCTGCGATGAAAGTTAGAACCGCATCGGATAGGGAAAACAAAAGAGATGATCCTAGATTTGAAGCTGCTTTTAAAAAAGCAAAAGAAAGTTTTCCATCGCTAAAACGATCAAATATGGTGTGGGATGAAACTAACAATTGGTGGACAATTAAACGAATACCTACAAATTAATTATGGATGAATTTGGATTAGAAGATTTATCTTATGATGAAATACAAAACAGATTAAATGATCTTCAAAACAATACTGGTGAATTAGATTCTGAATTATCTACGGATATTCCAATACAATCTGATTCGTCAGTAACTCCTGAGGGAGTAAACAAATTTGAGGGTATGACCCTTAAAGAAAAAGTTAATGCTGCTGAACCTGGTGAATTAATACCAGGTGTTGGTCGAATGCCAAGAGAAGGTGTTGGTGGTTTTGTAACAGATGTAGCACAATCTACTGGAGAAAGTTTAGCACCAGCAGTAGGTGTCTTAGATACGATAACTGATGTTGTCAACATGGTTACTCCTAAAGGTATACCAAATATACCTAAGATACCTGACTATGAAGCTAAATCAGTACAAGCTGTTAGAAATATATCTGGACTTGCAATACCATCTCTTGGTCTTAGAAGTCTAGCGATACAAGGTGCATCAAAAATACACGCTGCAGGTCAAGCAGCACCATGGTTACAAACACTAGGAAATTCTAAATCTTTTTCTTACTTTGCTAAATTTGGTATTGATGTAGGTACTGGTGGTTTTGTAGATTATGCTGCAGAACAAAATCAAAAAGATGATAACTTATTAGGTACTTTAAAAGCTTATTGGCCTAAAACATTTCAATGGATACCTGAAAGTATAGCAACAAATGCTGATGATACAGCTGGAGAAAAACGTTCTAAAAATGTACTAGAAGGTGCTGTATTTAATGTACTATCTAGTATCATTGAAGGTGCTGCTTATCTTACAAAAGCTGGTAAAAGTATTAAAAAAACTTCTCAATTTATACCAATTAAGGAAGGAGGCAATAAAAATATAGACACTCTTACTAAAGATGAATTTACCGATATTCAATTTTCTGATAATCCTATAGAAGATAATGTTCTTAGAGGTTATGCTAGAAAAGAAAAGGAATTAAATTTATTAAATGAATACTATGTCAGTAGGGGTGAAGCTCCAGTTGATAGTAACTTATATGATGAAGGTGAACTTTTAGTACGAACTAAAGATCCAGATGGAATTTTAGGTGCTGCCGCAGATGCTGCACAAATTCAAAATAATTTAGATTCTAGTTGGGGTAGGATAGGTAATATCATCCATGAAGCTACTAGAAAAGAAGGGATTGAATTAGAAAATTTATCTAAGCGTACATTAGTTTCTGAACTCACACAACAACTAAAGGAAGGTGGTCCGTATAGTAAACGCTTAAGATCTAATAAATTAATATCTGCTAAAATGATGGATGATGCTGGTAAAAAATTAGCAGCTACATTATTACATCCTAGAGTATCACCTGATGAAATAATAGGATTACTAGATGAGTTTAAAAGGTCTGTAGAAGGATCTGCGGTAAGAATTGTAGGTAAAAAAGGTATCTCAAAAGCTATTAAACAACTACAAACACAGATGTTAGATTTAGATACTCAAAAAGCTAGAGCATATTTAGCTACATCTGAAGCTGGTCAAGTAGCTGATTTTTCTGAAGGTGCTAGGTATATGGAAGGCGGTGCTTCTGTAAATAGAACTATAGATTTAATGGCAGATCGTTTAGAAGTATTGATGGTAGAAAAAGGACTTGCTAATTTTGAAGTAGGTTCAATGATATCTAATATGAATGCTTGGAAAAAAGCAGTTGAAACAGGTGATAAGGAAATCATCAATTCTGCAGCTGATACTATATTAGATTCGCAAAGTGCTAAATTAACCGAAATTATACCTAACGTTAAAGAATGGACTAGTACTATCAAAGCTGTTGCTAGAGAAAATCCTGAATTCCTTAGACCATTACTATTGGCTAATGAATTTACTGATGGTAATGTAGATACACTTTGGAAGTTACATAATTGGGCAGCTGAAAATCTAGCTACATTTAAAAAAGCTATATATGATGGTAATCCCGAAGTACCTTCTATAGTTAATAAAGCTATGTGGAGTAATATATTTAACTCTGCATTATCTGCTTTAGCAACACCTGTTAATGCTGGTGTAGGTAACTTAACTGGTTTAATGGGTAGAGGTTTAGCTACTGTTACTGGAGCTGTAGTACAAGGTGATCTAGCAAGAGCAAAGAGAGCTATGGTTGCTCATTTTGCTTTAGATGATACTTTACAAAAAGCTACAGATCATATGAGATTAGTCTTTAGAAAAGCTTCTAACAACCCAACTGAAGTTAGTTATATGATGCGTGGTGATATTGCTAGACATGAAGAACAAGGTTTAGATATATTAAGATCATGGGCATATGCAGCATCTGAAAATGGAGAAGATGGTGGTTTAATGATGCTTAGTGTTTTTGAAGATTTAGATGCACTATCTAAAGATCCTGTTCTTAGATTTGGTGGTAATGCTATGACCGCATTAGATGGTTTTTCTAAATCCGTAGTAGCTAATACAGAAGCTAAGTACACAGCATTTAATAAACTTGCTCAATCAGGTGAAGAAATTACAGAGGAAAGCTTCAAGAAAGCAGTTAACGAAGTTTATGAAAGTTGGTTTGATGGTAATGATATGCTTAAAAATGAAGCTGTAGATAAAATTACACAGGAAATAGCTTTAAATGCTGATTCTCCTGTTGTTGAAGGGATGAATAATTTTATTAAACGTTTCCCTGCAGCTCGTACATTCATATGGTTCCCTAGAACTACTGCTAACGTTATTGATACTTTTGGTAAATGGAGTCCAGCTGGTATATTATCTGCTGATTATCAGAAGATGTGGGGTCCATTAGGTATGAAAAAAATAGATCAATTTTCCATGGATGAAATTACTGAGATTTTACAAAGCAAAGGTAAACCAGTAGATGAGTTTGCTATGGAAACTTTTGAAATGCTTAGAGCTGAAATTAAAGGTAAAGCAGCTTTAGGTAGTCTTATGGTTACTATGGCAGGATTTGCAGCTGTTGGTGATAGATGTACAGGTAATGGTCATTATGATAAAGCTGTTCAAAGACAAAGAGTAAGAAGTGGTTGGAAACCTAAATCATGCAAAGTACCAGGTACTGATAAACAAGTTAGTTATGAATGGATGGGTCCAATAGGTGATTGGTTATCCCTAACTATTGATGTTGTAGATAACTTTGATAGTTTAAGTACTGCTATGCAAGAAGATTTATATAATAAACTAACCTTTGTTTTAGGTGCAGCTATTACTAATAGATCAGTGCTATCTCAATTAGAACCTATGTATGATGTATTACAAGGTAATGGTGCTGCAGCTTCGAGATTTTTAACTAGTTTTGGTAATAACTTAGTACCTTTAGGTAGCTTAAGAAATGAATTAGGTAAAATCATGTATCCTCAGTTACGTCAAATACGTTCTGAGTTAGATCAAAATTTAAGAAATCGTAATGCGTGGTTAGATGCATTTGATCCTGAACGTGCTTTACCTTCTGTTGTTGATCCTATAGATGGTCAGGAAATAGGTAAAGAAGATAATTGGTTCCTTAGAGTCTGGAATAGAGGTCCAATGAAAGTAACTTCTAAACCATCTAAAGAACGTCAGTTTTTAATTGATATTGAATTTAATAGCAACCCTATGATGAGAACTAGTCAAAGAGGTGTAGTTTTACAAAACCATGAGATTACTGCTATTAATACTGTAATGGGAGAACAAGGTATTTATAAAAAACGTATCAATGAAATAATGCAAAGAGCAAATAGATTAACTTACACTTCGCCTGATGGTACAATATATAAAGGATTTCAAAATATTATCCAAGCTCAACGTAGAGGATTTATACCTTCAGATGTTTTAGATAGTGGGAAATATGCTGATATATTTTCTGATTTAAAAACAGCTTATGCTCAATGCAAACGTCTTGCAGAGGATTCATTACCAGAACCTATCTTATCAGGTATAAGAGATCGTGAATATGAAAAGAAAATGAATACTCTAGATCAAAGATCAGGTAACTTAAATCAACTATATGAAGATGCTGGTTTACAAAAAACTCTCGACATAGCTAAATGACTTATTCAACAGAAAATAGCCATACTCAGACGGTATCAGGTAACAGAGATTTTACTGTTACCTTTCCATTTCTTGCTACCACTGATTTGAAAGTACAATTAAATGGTACTACTAAGTCTTTAACTAGTGATTATACTATTGTTCAATCAGGGGCTAATACCGTTATTAATTTTAATACAGCTCCTGCTGTTAATGATACTATACGTATTTTTAGAGATACAAATATAGATGCTATAGAAGCTACATATACAGCTGGTAGTGCTATTAGAGCTGGTGATCTGAATACTAATAATACCCAATTATTATACGCAGCACAAGAATTTGGAACATTAAAAACTGATAATTCTGTATCATTTTCTTTAGGTAATAAAGGAGATATACAAGTTAACAGTTCCAGTGATTGGTCTATTAAGACTGATGCTATTGAAAACTCTATGATGGCTAACAATAGTGTTGGTACAAATGAATTAATTACTGATAGTGTTACGCAAGAGAAGATGGCTGATAATGCTATCTTAACTGCAGCTATAGAAGATAATCAAATAACTAATGCATTAATGGCTGATAATTCAGTCGGTACTGCAGAATTAGTTAACAATGCTGTAACGAGAGATAAAGTAACTCCAGGAGGATTTAACCCAATTGGTACTGTTATTTGGTATGCTGGATCTTCAGCTCCTGCAGGATATTTAAAATGTAATGGTGATGCAATTGCTAATGGTAGTGGTACTACACAAAGTATAACAGCTGATTTCTCAGCTTTATATGCTATAGTAGGAGCTAATCTACCAGATTTAAGAGGAGAATTTGTTAGAGCTTGGGATGATGGTAAAGGTACTGATAGTGGAAGATCTATTAGAAGTACACAAACAGATCAAAATAAACAACATAACCATACTGCTACATCTAGTTCTGCAGTAACAGACCCAGGACATACTCACACTTGGAGTAGACAAGACGAATCACTTAACGCAGGTTATCGTCCTTGGCCAGCAGGTAATAATGACGTAGCAGAAGCTGTGGTAAGTACTGGATCAAATACAACAGGTATATCAGTAGCAACTACAACAACAACAGCAAACGAAGGTGGAGAATCAAGACCAAGAAACGTGGCTCTTTTAGCCTGTATTAAATACAATTAAACATGGCCGTAACAACTGAACATTTTTATAGCGGGAATAATTCCACCACTACTTTCGCTTATACATTTCCATATTATCAGACCTCTGATATTAAAGTAAAAGTCGGGGGCACTTTAAAAACTGAATCAACACATTATAATGTTACTGGTACCAATATCGTTTTCACTGGTGGAAACGTACCACCAACTGGTACTAATAACATCCATATTTATAGAGATACTGATGTAGACACATCCAAAGCAACATTTGCTGCAGGATCATCTATCAGAGCAACGGATTTAAATAATAATAATTTACAACTACTTTACCATGCACAAGAACACGATAATGTAATCCAAACTGGAGAACTTGCAGATGCTGAAGGTAAAGGACAAATAGTTAATGCTAATATTTCTGCAACAGCTGCAGTTGCTGGTAGTAAAATATCACCAGATTTTGGGTCTCAAGCTGTCGCAACAACAGGTACATTAGCAGCGGGAGCCACTACTGTTACTGGAAACATTGTTGTTTCAGGTACTGTAGATGGTAGAGATGTAGCAGCAGATGGTACTAAATTAGATGGTATTGAAGCAAGTGCAACAGGAGATCAAACCAATGCTGAGATTAGAGCTGCGGTTGAAGCTGCTACTGATTCAAATGTATTTACAGATGCAGATCATAGTAAACTTAATGCAATTGAAGCATCGGCTACAGCAGATCAAACAGGTGCTGAAATTAAATCAGCCTATGAAGGTGAATCAAATACTAATGCATATACCGATGCTGAAAAGACTAAGTTAGCTGGAATAGCTGCTTCTGCAAATAATTATTCCATATCTTCTGATTTATTAGATGAAGATAATATGGCTAGTAACTCGGCTACTAAGGTACCGAGTCAACAATCAGTTAAAGCATATGTAGATTCTAATGCTGGTGGTGACACTAACCAAAATGCATTCTCTAATGTAGCTGTTAGTGGTCAAACTACAGTAGCAGCAGATTCAACTACAGATACATTAACATTGGCAGGTGGTAGTAATATAACTATTACAACCAATGATAGTACAGATACAGTAACAATTGCTGCAAGCGGTGGTGAAGTAACAGTACAAGATGAAGGCTCTGCCTTATCTACAGCTGCAACAACTATCAACTTTGTTGGTAATGGTGTTACAGCAACAGGTACTGGTGCTACTAAAACTGTTACTATTCCTGGTGGTGGTGCTTCGTCAATTGATGATGATTCAATTGTAGAAGCTAAATTAGATATTCATAATGCACCTTCTGGTACAGATAAATATCTTAAGTATACTGCTAATGGAATGGAGTGGGCTACTGCAGGTAGTGGTACTCCAGAGGGTACAGCAATACTTTCAACTGGTGAATCTGGTGGTACTAAATTCTTACGGGAAGATGGTGATGGAAGTTGCTCATGGCAAGCTGTTCCGGCTGCTGGACTTTCTAATGTAGTAGAAGATACTAGTCCACAATTAGGTGGTGCATTAGATGTACAAGCACAAGAAATAAACACCAGTACAACTAACGGTAATATTAAACTTACACCTAATGGAACTGGTCTATTAGAAGTTAAAGGTAATACCAACCCTGGTACTATACAACTTAATTGTGAGAATAATAGTCACGGTGTAAAAATAAAAGGACCAGCTCATAGTGCATCTGCAAGTTATACATTAACTCTTCCTGATGATGATGGATCTGCTAACCAAGTTTTAAAAACTGACGGTAGTGGAAATCTATCTTGGGTCGCTCAAACTACAGATACCAACACTCAATTATCTAACGCAGAAGTTAGAACAGCTGTTGAGGCAGCAACTGACAGTAACGTGTTTACTGATGCAGACCATACAAAATTAAATGGTATTGCAGCTTCAGCTAACGCTTACGTACACCCTAACCACTCAGGAGAAGTAACTTCTACAGCTGATGGTGCAACTGTTATTGCTGATGATGTAGTTGACGAAGCAAATTTAAAAGTAAGTAACTCACCTACTAACGGATATGTTTTAACAGCTAGGTCTGGTAATACTGGAGGCATGACATGGGAGGAAGCTCAAGGCGGTATTAGTGACATAATTGAACATAAAGCTGCGTTAACAGCAAATCTTACAATAGGTACAGGTAATAACGGGTTGGTAGCTGGACCGTTTTCAACAGGAAGCTACACATTAACGATCCCTAGTGGATCAGTATTCACGGTGGTATAACTATGGCAATAACAATTAATGGTTCAAGTAATACCATCACTGGATTAGCAGCTGGTGGTTTACCTGATGCCTCAATTCAAGCAGCTGATTTAGCTAGTGGTGCATTAGAATATACTTCTTTTAACGCTGGTCTTACTTCAGACCAAGCACTTTCAACTGGTACATGGACTGATATAGTTTTTAATGTCGATTCAGGTGGTACATATTGGGATACAGGAAGCGATTTCAATACTTCTAATGGTCAATGGACTGTACCTTTTACTGGTAAATATTTTTATTATGCGATGTTAAGATTTAACGGTTTAGGGAA